GTGGGATAGTTCTTGTCCATGATTTCCTCCTTCCTGTCCTGATTTCGGGACAGATAATGTGTTATATTGGAAATAGGTTTATTGCTCGATAAGTGGGGTAATCCCCTCAGATTTGAGCAGATCGTAAATGAACAGCCTGCCTTTCTGCGTCCAATAGGTATGCACTTTAGTGTGGGGATTACCGTCATTACCGTTGTACGTCTGGGTCTTGGTATTGGTGTAACCCTTTTCGGCATACTTGGCATACAAGAGCCATATGCCGCCCTGCTTGAACTGTACTTTCCTTTCATGCAGATGAGCATTGAGCCACACCGCCGATTTTCCATAGTCCTTGGCTATCTCAGTTGTGGATATCAGATCCTTGCAGTTGAGAACCACATCATAATAGCTTGCTTTGGGCTGAAGCTCGGCTATCTGTTGGGTCTGAACTGCAACAGTGGTTTCAAGCTTCTTATTTTTCAAGCGTTCTTCTTTCAAAGCTGTAAATGCCTTGATAGCAAGTTCGGGGTCATTGATTAACTCATCAACTGCATAAGCACCGTGTTTTCTGATACTTGGAAGCACTTCTGATGTAACCCAACGTTTAAACTCTTTTGCTTTCGGGAGCTTGCTGGAGAGGATAAGGCTGTAAAGTCCGCTTTCGTTGATAACGGTCATTTCCTGCGTACCGCCGAGGGTGTCACATTTCGTTACACCCTTATCTTCGCTGTCAACATGGTCAATCAATGCTTTTCTTGGATTTGTATATTCGAGAATTTCAGCCACATCTTTACCAACGAAATAAGGCTCGCCGTCAATTTCCATTGTTCTGACTTTTCCGAAGTCAGGACTTTCAAAAATTTTAAGTTCGTTCATTAGTTTTCCTCCTTCCTGTCCTGAAATTAGGACAGATAATGTGCTATACTGAAAATAGACATTATCTCTCTATTCCCAGTACCTGGGTGATGCAGTTTGCCATGCGCTCACTTTCACGTGCGCCGCACATAAACGCCTCGATTGTTCCTACAGTGTAGCCCGTGGCTTTTGATAGGTCAGCATATTTCCAGCCTCTGATGGAAAGTTGCTTTTTTACTTCTGCGATAAAAAGCTTGTAAATAATTATCACCTCGTTGCAAAAATGTAAATATTAAATTATTTTGTTTGGAAAGCTTGACAAAAGTCAGTAAAAGATGTACTATATAAGCATAAAGGACTTAATAGTATGTACTCTTGCTTATGAGAATTGCCGCTCTCATAGGTTCAGTTTCTTATTGACTATGTGTTGTGTTTTCCTTACAAAAAACATTATAGTACATAAATTGCTTACTGTCAATAGAAAAAGTACAAATATTTACCCTTTTCTCATTAAACAACAAAAAAGGAGTAAGAAAAATGTGTACTTTTGACAAAATATTAGAGGTTGCCAAGGCAAAGGGAATAACGCAGGTGCAACTTGCAAATCATCTTGGTGTCGGAAAGCAAGCCGTATCGGAGTGGAAAAAAGGTAGAAGTACCGCTTATATGAAGCGCATAGGGGAAATTGCAGAATTTCTTGGTGTATCTGTTGATTACCTTGTTGGTAATGAAGAACAGAACGACAACGAGAAGCTTTCTTTCGCTCTGTTTGGCACCGCCGATGTAGATGAAGAGGTTCTGAACGATGTTCGCAAATACGCTCAGATAGCCCGCAGAATGAGGGAAGAAGACAAGAAGAAAGAAGACTGATAAATGACAAGTTATGTTGAGCTCTGTGAGCTTGCAGAAGCCGATGATATTCTTATGATCGACGCTCCTCTTCAAAAATGCCCTTCAATGGCTATCAATGACTGCGGAGACTGCACAGTAATAATAGATCACGATCAGATTGCAGGCGTTACAGATCTTCTGACTGTTCTTGCTCATGAACTTGGTCACTGCGAGACCATGTCGTTTTATACCGAACACAGCCTTGAGCTTCGGGAACGTATGGAATATCGAGCCAATAAATGGGCAATAAAAAAACTCGCCCCGAAGGACGAGATGATTACAGCAATGAAAGACGGGAATACAGAGATATGGCAGCTTGCCGAGTATTTCGGCATTACCGAGGATATGGTGAAATTTGCTATGTGGGTGTATTTTGATAAGCAGATTGATTAAAGGACGTGACATTATGTTCAAAAAATGCTACAGATGCGGTAAATATTTTTTGTTTTTTCAAATAAATGAATATGGCAGATGTAAGCAGTGTGAAGAAGCTGCACAAGATGAAAAATGGAGAAGTGAAATCAAAGAGCAGAAAGCTCTGAAAGATAAGCGCCTCGATACAAATGCCGAGTTGAAGTGCTCCACACCTGTCACGCCTGCGAGTAATGTTCAATCTTCTCCGGAAAAGAGAGGTCTTGTTCTGACATATGAGGATTTTGTTGAAGATGATGAAATCTCCAAAATAAAAGAAAGATTTATAGCATTTGATGTTGAGACTACAGGACTAAGCTCCGCCTTTGACAGAATTGTAGAAATAGGAGCGGTTGTTTTTGAAAACGGTGCCCCTGTTAAGTCATTCAGTACGCTTGTCAATCCCAATGTTTTGATACCGCAATCCGCAACAGCAATAAACCATATAACAAACGAAATGATAAGCACTGCTCCGTCTGAAAAGAGAGCTTTTTCGGATTTGATTAGTTTCTGGGGCGATGTTTTGGATATGCAAACCATTTTGTGTGCCCATAATGCAAGATTTGATATGGACTTTTTATCGGAAACTCTTATGCGGTTAGGCTATGACGGAAAAATAAAATATATAGACACTCTTAGGCTGTCTAAAAATATGATTTATGGGGTAGAAAACCATAAGCAACAAACATTGGCTAATTATTTTGGAATAGTAAATAGCCATGAACACCGAGCTGCTTCAGATGCAAAGGTTTGCGGTGAGATACTGCTGAAACTGATCGATATGAAAAATGAAGAGGCAGAACGTAAAGAGCGGGAAATCAACAACGTTAAAGAGCGTATCAGGCTTCTGCAAAACGAATATCAGAATATGCAGGCTCAGCTGACCATAAATCCTATAAATTCAAGAGTTTCATTACAGGATATCAAAAACCTGAATAATCAGGGCAAGGGTTTCGATAAAGGCATTGCATATTGGGAGCAGGGGGAGAGCCTGCGAAAAGCCGAGAGCATAGAGGCAGCAATCAAGCTGTTTGATGAGGCAAGATATAACGGCTACTGTGCTCCTGCACTTTACGAATCATATGCAATGGCGTACCACAAAATAAAGGACCTGGATAATGAGATCGATATACTGAACGAGGGTATAGAACGGCTTGATGATAGTATTTACGTCTGTGAAAAATTGATGATACGAAGAAATAAAGCCGTCCATATGCTGATAAGAAAACTTGATCAGCAGCGGGAACGTCAATTCAAAGAGATGAAAAGGCAGGAAAAGGAAGCTCAAAAAGAGCAGGCAGCCAACAAGCCTAAAAAGGTTCAGGGACGAGCTATTTTGAAGCTATCCGATGACATGGAACTGATAGAGCGGTATGAAACAGTTGCTTCTGCTGCACGGGAAAATAGGATAAGTCCTAAAAATATCAGAGATGCAGCCAACGGTGTTTACAAGCACGCTGGCGGATTTGTTTGGAGATATGCAGATGAAAGCAATTCAGAATATCAAGGCAATGAATAATAAATGGTTATCTAACAGGAGGTATGTAAGATGTCAAAAAAATGCTTTTTAATTTGTCCAATCGGAGAAGCAGGCAGCGAAATAAGAAGAATTTCAGATATTGTGCTTAAATATATCGTTACACCAGCATGCCAAGAATTTGATTATGATGTTATCAGATCTGATACAGAATTCACTGTAAACAGCATAAATGAAGATATTTTTAATCATCTTGATAACGATGAACTTGCTATTGCCGATCTTACCGGGCTCAATCCTAATGTCTTTTATGAAGCAGGATACAGAAAAGCTAAGGGGCTCCCATTGATACATATAGCACGAGAGGGTACAGCGCTTCCTTTCGATATAAAAACAATCAGAACTTATTTTTATGACATTGATATAGATAAGGCTGACAGTGCTAAAAATACTTTGATAAAGGTCATTGGTAATATTCAGCCTGAAAATAGAAAAATAGTACAAAAAGCGCCTCAAAGCGCTACTGTTCAGAATGAAGGAATCACCAAAGATGCCAAAAAGTTATTGAAAGCGTTATACAAAGAGTATGAGAATAAAAAGTCCCATGGCTTAAGCAGAAGCGAAGCGGCTGCATTTAACGATATAAGAGAAATATGCAGGCTTTCTGATATGTGCGTTGATGATATAAAAGAACTTTACGGAGAACTTGCTGCTATTGGATACCTTGAGTATGAAAGTTCAGACATGTTTGAAATAGTCATTAGCAATCTTACAGGCAAGGGCATAAAATACGGAGAAGAAAACTTTGACGAGCCATCTTACACCATGTTGCTTAAGGAAATTGTTGATAAATATACTTCTCGAAAGGGACCTATTCATTCAGACAGTTTAGCCGGATATCCGATTAGTGATTTTTCTATCTTAAAATCAGAAGGCTTAATTATAGAAACATCAAAATATTTAAACGGTAAATTTGCAGTCAAGCCAACAGATAGGGGTATAGCAATGATAGCATCAATGAATTAAAATAAAAAATTCCCCGCTCGATGTTGCAGCACCGAACGGGGAGAGGGATATGTATAAAATACACACACCACAGTAACTGTATTTTATCATATCCTGACGAAAAAATCAATAGGAGTGATAAAAAATATGCAAACCGCCGTGATATACGCCCGGTATTCGTCCGACAAGCAGACGGAGCAGTCCATTGAGGGACAGCTCTACGACTGCTACAATTACGCCAAGCAGCACGATATAACAGTCGTGCGGGAATACATAGACCGAGCCATGACGGGCAAGAACGATGACCGCCCCGCCTTCCAGCAGATGC